CAGCCGCGGTTGTCGACAAACTCACACTCGCCACATTCGCACTCACATCCGTGCCGTTGAACACGATGTTCGCGTCTTTGAGGACCAGCTTTGCCATGACTATTTGTCTCCTGCCTTATCGGCCTTTAGAGGTTTCTTGGATTCTTCAACCAGCGTGAGGACACCGGCTTGCAGCAACAACTCTACATTGTCAATTCCGCTTCCGTCCACATGCCCGCCCGGTTGAACGCCGCTGACGGGAAATGGTCCAGATACGAGGTATTTCGCCACGTTCTAAGCGTACACCGTGACCTTGAAATCGACCGCCAGATACAGCGTGTCGTTGGCGTCAATGTTCGTGAGGTTCTCGGCGTTGGTGACGATGAGATCGGAACAGACTCCGCCCAAGGTGCGGTCGGCTTCAATGGCGGCACGAAGCGATTTGGCTCCGTCCCAGTTCATGTATTGGTCGAGTTGGTCTTGGGCGGTGCGTTCAGATGAGCGATTCACAATCAACGTGATAGTGAAGTTCATGACGACGCCACCAGACGCCATGCCGGTCTGATGGAAGGTGACGGTGTCGAGTGTCGGCCACGCGAACGGTGGGTTCACCTGGTCGGGCTGGTAGTCGAATGCACGCAGTCCTGAGACGGTGTTGATGGCGGCTTTCAAGCCGTCTTTGACTTGGCTGATTGTGGCTGGCATTAGGCGAACATCCGCATTCGTCGATACGGCTCGACGAGCTGAGCCATGTCAGGGTCGAGGAATCGAGAGACGCGGATTGCGCCAAGGTCGCCGAAGCCTGCGACGCCGAGCGGCGAATCGTATCGCTTGAAGATGCGAGACGATTGGATGATGCACGCCTGCTTGATGGGCTCCGGTACGGTCGCCCAACCCCACAAGGCAGTCACCTGCACCAATGCCTGCATTCCGTAGTTCGCGTTGACGGTCGGGAACAGGTAGTCGCCGATGGCACGAATCTTGTCGTAAGACCACGTCAATCCATCGAGCACACCGTTCAACGGTTCAAGCTGATAGTCGGTCGTCTGCCAGGTGGTGTCAAAGTTGCCGTCGGCGAACGACGACGTCTTTAGCACGAACCCGGTCGTCGAGTAGAAGTCGTCGCAGTCCGTCCAGTATTCGTTGTTCGCTTGAAACACTCGCGGGGTTGCCGACGACACGGCCCAGAACTGGCGGTTGCAATAACCGTCAATGAGGCGTGATGCGGCACCGATGCAGTTGTCAATCAGCACGTCATCGACGGTGTCGGCTGTCCCGATCCGTAAAGCCGCTTTGACTTCTGCCAATGTTGCGTAGCCGTTGGTCGCCATGACGAGTCAATCCTACTCGCAACGCTTCAAGAGGTCAGAAGTCCCAGCCTATTTCGGCGGCCAAATCATGCACTTGCTGACGCCCGATTTCGTGACCCGACGATTGCACGCCGGATTGGGTTTCGTGTCGTTCACCGTGATGAAACAGCATCCCGTAAGTGTTGCCCTGGTAGACGGTCGCACCGTGCTTGGCGAGCTTCACCCACATTCCCCAATCGTGGTATTTCATCTCCGCGAAACCTCCCACATCGAGCAGCGTTCTGACTCGCATCGGGCAGTTCGACGGCAGAGGCGGCCTGTCTCGAAGAACGGACGTATCCCAGATTCCGAGCCACTCTCCACCGTTGCTGAACTTCACCCTCGTCGACAGCACGTCCGCACCAGCCGCATCGGCTTCGTCAATCTGCAAGAACGCATCCGGCATCACTTCATCGTCAAGTCCGATGAACATGATCCAATCGGTACCGCAGTTGGCGATGGCTGCGTTCAACATGTCTGCCGTCGTCGTACCGTTCGGGAACCCCAGCGTCACCACCTGGTCGGCTGGCATCCAATCTGGAATCGCGGTGACACCTGCCGTATCCGGCACCCAATGACAGATGACGACCTTGTCAGGTTTCCTTGACGTCGCCTTGATGGCATTCCACCACGGCTCGCAATACTGAGCAAAAATGTCGACGTCCTTCTTGCACCAACTCATCACCGCCAAAGAAACGGTGCTCACCAACGGCTCCTCATCCCGAGTGTCGAGCCGTGTCCGACGTGATAAATCCACGTCACCAGCGGCGAGTTCACGAACCTCGCACCAGCCGCAGCGCACTTGCGAGTGAAATGAAAGTCGTAGCCGACCCGATTGTTCTCACCGTCAACGACATACGAGTCCGGGTCGAACCCGCCAGAGAACCCGCCCACCTCAGCCCACAACGACTTGCGCACCAGAAACACGTTCGTGATTTGCCGAGGGTGTGCGTTGTCGTAAGGTACGCCACGCCATTTCTCCAGGTGACCGCCGTCGCCCGATGACGAATAGGTGAAATGAGTGAATGCGAGATCGGCGTTGCCGTCCTTCACGATGCCCCACAAGGTCTCCAAGTGGTGAGGCAGCCATTCGTCATCGTCGTCGAGAGTGGCAATCCATTCGGTCTCTGCCGCCCTGATTGCCGAATCCAACGTCGCCGGGCCACCGTTGCGGTTGTGATCGACGCTGATGATGTGCGCCTCTGGTTTTAACGTCTGATTCTGCACCGAGCGGACAGCCCTGGCGAGCAGCTCTCCGCGTGGCGGAATCGTAGGCGTGCAGACCGTAATCGGAATCAATCCCAAGATTGCTCTTTCCTGCGTTCCAGTTCCCAATCTCGCAGCTCTTCCCACGGCTCGTGCAACCGTTCATTGAACCTTGCGAGGTTGGCTTGGAAAGTGAGAGAGTTTCGTTGTTGAAACTTCTCATCGGATGCGAGCGTGCTCGAGTTGCGATGGTTGATTGCCGCAGTTGATTTGACGATTTCTACACCTGCCCTCTGGGCTCGCACCTCGTAATCGTTGTCCTCAAAATACGCCGGGTGGAATCCTTCATGGAACAGGCCGATTCTCTCAACGACTTTGCTGCCGATCCATACGCATGACCAGTTCGGTTTCCCGCCGAGAACGATGTTGTCATCGGTGGCTTGACCGAAGAACTGGCCGACTCCACCTTCACCGAACTGCACGTCATGGTTGACAATCATCCAGCCAGGCGAGAACGGTGTCGCCTTGATGCCGAGATTCCAAGATGCTGCCACACCAAGGTTGCTTGGCATCCGCCACACATAAGTTTCCGACGCCTTATGCGTGCGCACATTCCACTCCGAGTTGCCGTTGTCAATGCAGATGAGCTTGCCAATACGACCCTCAAACGAAAGCAGCATCGCATCAACCCGCCAATGCTCGGTAAGTACCGGGCAGATCAGGACTGGGACGAGCGGCACCATTCCACGATCTCCTTCATGGCTGGCTTCCAATGGGTTTCATACACGGTGTCTGCGTCGTACTGCTTGGCGAAGTCAACCGCCTTCTGGGACGTGCCACGAGAAGCCGCATAGGACGCTTCCAGAGCGTTCAGGATTGACGGGACGCTCGGGATGATAAAGAAGGCACCCTGCATCGGGTCGTACCAAGGCTGGCCTTCTACGACCCAGCCGTCACCGACGAGCTCCGGCTGGGCGGTGAAGTTCGAGACAATGACACGGGTGCCGCACGCCTGAGCCTCAATGACTGGGATGCCGAAACCCTCACCCATGCTGCACGCCAATAGGACGTCGGCGTCGGAATACATCGCCGCCATCGCATGATGCGGCAACCCCATCCGATACAGGTACGGGTCAGCCCATTTGATTCGATCGTCAGGAATACCGACCGCAGTTGCCAATGACTTCAAGTCGATACCACCCATCGACGACGAAGCCTCTGTGTGCATGTAGAGCACCGCATCTGGGTGCTTGGCGGCGAACATGCTGAAAGCCATGAAGTTCTCCGCAAACGATTTACGGGTCGGCGTCACACCCTTGTTGGCGGCCGTCATCATCACGACGAACTGGTCTTCCTCGAACCCCATGATTTTGCGACCGGTCAACACCTGGTTGGCATTGTCACGGATTTCTTTCGTCGGCTTGTAGACAGATTCGATTGCGTGCGGGACGTACACGTTGCGTACGCCAGCCTTGTCGAGCTCGGACTTCCCGAACTTTGACATCGCTATCGGCATCACATTAGGACGCTGACACCACTTCAACACGTCGGGCGGAATCGGCGCATGGTCGATCGGAACCCACGAAGCAATGTTCGGCACCTTGTCCAGATTCGGAGCCTTCAATACCCACACATCAAACAGCGTGATGAGCAGCTTCGGCAGATTCGTGTGCTGCGTCCACTCCATCCAGTGGGCGACGATGATGTCGTCGGAGTACGGGTTCAGTCCCCGCGGGTAGATTTTGATTTGGTTCCACGCCGACGTGGAGCCTTCGAGGCCGTAGTTTGCGTGGATTGCGACTTCGTGCCCTTCTTTGATGAGCCTTTGGACCGCTTGCTGGGTTTGTTGGCCGTAGCCCGTTCCGCACCACGGTGCGTTTGAGTACCAGAGTGTGCGGGTCGCGTTCTTGGTTCGACGACTGATTCCTCCCACAAGTGCGCCACGCCCCGCTGCAAGAGCAGGATCGCCTCCGGTTCCGGCAAGTCCACGGGCACGTTCTTGATTACGACTCTCATTCACGCAGACCTCCTTCGCAGGTCACTTCAAGAGTAGCCGAGAAATGTCAAAGCGGCCCGGCACCACCCTGCGTGTGGGTGCCGGACCGCTCGACTTTTAGTCCCCGTCAAGGGACTTCATCGACAGCGTTATCAGCTGTTGTTGATGAAGTACTTGACGTGGCTCGTTTGCGGCAGGTTGCCGTCCACGCGCATCGTGGCGCGGAACGTGACGAGGTCCGCATTGAATGCGTAGTCGTCGCTGCGGTCGAGCCTCAGGCCACCGGCCTGACGGACGTAGTAGCTGGGGAGGTGGCCGAAGATGACCGACTTGGCGGCAGATGCCTGCGACGCCATCGCCGGGTTCTCGTACACCGGGAAGTTCAACAGCTGGTCGTTGCCATCTGCCAGCGCGGGGCTGAAGATGTAGTAACCGGCAGTGTCCTTCAACTTGCGGACTGCACCAAGCGAGTTGGTGTTCATCATCCAGCCAACGCCGGGGAGACGACGCGCCGCACCGTCCAGGCTGTACGCCAGGTCGATGAGGTTGTCCGCGGTGAACAGACCACCAGTGGTCGTGCCGAGCACGCCCGAACCAGCGGCGGCCACGATGCCCTTGGGCTTGTTCGTGCCGTTGCCGGTGGTGAGGTCGGTGTTGACCGCGTAGCCGATGGCATTGCCGGTCTGCTCCGCGAGGAAGGCGAGGATGTCCACGCCCGAGTCCTCGATGAGTTCACGCGACAACTGCACCAGGAACGAGTACTTGTACGCGCTCAAGGTGATGAAGTTGTTGAAGCCGGGGTCGGACTCGCCGATCGCGGTGCCTTCACCAGTGATCGTGCCGGTCGACCAGGAAGCCTGCGATGGAATCTGGAGGTTCTCTCCACCAGCCGTGCGCAACACCGTCGAGGTGTCAAGCATCGGGCCGACGAGACGAGCCTGCATGATGACCTGGTCGTAGAACGACGTTGGCACCGGTGCACCCGTCGAAGTCTTGACGACGTCACGGGTCTCGAAGGTGAACGAACGCATCTCGCCACGCGCCATCGAACGGATGACGTCGGTGTCGGTTGCGACTGCCTTCTGGGTCGGACGCACTTGGGCTGCGATGTC